TGATTTTGGAGATGCTAATGATTATTGGCAATTTGTAGATGAGGGGGTTCAGGGAACAGGTAGTAAAGGAGGAAGAAGTAAAACAACAGGTCAATTTACAAGAGGGAAAGGCAGCCCTTTTAGATTTAAGTATGACAATCCTGGGGGAAAGCTAGTAACTGCTATTAGAGGATGGATAAAGAACAAACCAATAAGCCTAAGAGATGGAAACGAAATAGGAGCAGCTTTTGCAATAGGATATTCGATTAAAAGACGAGGATTAGAAAGAACAATGTTTTATACTAGACCAGTAACAAAAGCTATTAAAA